CTACACTGACCACAATATTTTTTCTTGCGATACAGATAAAAACTGCAACAGGGGGCAGTAGTGGCACGTAATACAACACGTGGTACACTGTCAGAGACTGAACGTGTAGACATTCAGGGTCTGTATGCTGCAGGTGGTCACACGTACCAAACACTAGCAGACAAATATGGTGTGCATAAAAGTACAATCAGTAGAATAGTGAACGGACAGAATAAGAAACTGAACCGTAAACAAACACACGACACATCTACACCAGTACAGACTGTAGTGTCATCATCTGCAGGTGTAGAATCTGACCCACTGAGATTCAGACAGGCAAAACTGGTAGAGATTGCAGCAGATATACAGGCAACACGTGACAGAGGGTCACAACATGCCCTGCCCCAGTTTCATAGACTGCACGTGCAGATACATGATGAATGGGTACAGATGAAAACAGATGCAGAGGAACTAGATGGTGTTACCAATCCTGATGAACTACTGCAGACTATTGCAATGACAGTAAAAGGTCTACCACCCATATTAAAGGACAGATTGATAGACATGTTAGATGGTGCACCATTGCAGATGTATGATGGTGGTGCAGATTGAATCTGTCTGCCCTTGCCAATATTGCACGTACTGCAGGTAAACTGACTGCAGATGCAGAACAGAACCCTATCAGGTATTGGAGACCTACCCAGATACAAAAGGACGTTCTAGAGGATAGACACCAGATGGTACTATTTAGGGCAGGCAATCAGATAGGCAAGACCATGTGTGGGGCATTTGACACCATCTGCAGGTGTATGGGCAGTCACCCATTCAAACCAGTACCACCACCACCCATAGAGACATGGGTAATCTGTCATTCATGGGAACAGTCCAGAACCATTATGGGTAAGTTTCATGAACTTGTACCTAAACATGAACTACACCCATCAGTAGAGTTTGTGACTGGTAAAGGTTACAGGGGTACAGGTGCACCCATAGTCAGATTCAAAAATGGGTCACTGGTCAGATTCAAGACTACAAATCAGGGTACACTAGGTATTGCATCTGGTACTGTTGATCACATCTGGGTAGATGAACCACCACCACCTGACCTATTTGGTGAACTTAAAGCACGTACCACACGTACAAAAGGTACAATGTTATTTACCTTGACACCTATAGGTGCACCCCTTGAATGGTTAAAACAACTGGTAAAAGATAAGATAGTGCATGAACATGTAGGTATCATGAATGTAGAAAACTGTACCCCACTGTACAAGGGCAGTAGACCCCTGATGTCAGAGGCAGATATAGAATCACTTCGTATGTCTTTTCTGCCCCTAGACCGTGACGTACGTATGAACGGTGACTGGGATGGTGGCATGCCAGAGGGCAGAATCTTTGAACAGTTCACAGATGACCTAGTATCTGACCTGACCCCTGACCCTGACAGACAGTACATCTGGTCAATAGGTATAGACCACGGTCATGACATTGCATCACAGGTTGCAATACTGACTGCAGTAGATGTGACAGACAGAGACAGACCAGTCATATATGTGGTAGATGAATATGTAGCATCTGGAACATCAGCAGAGATACATGCAAAATCAATCATAGCAATGGTCAAACGTAATGGTTTAGACATTGCACACATTCACAGGTGGACAGGTGACAGGTCACATGGTGGGTCAAAAAAGAATGGGGGTAGAATGTCAAATACTATGTTGATGTCTGCATTTGCCCATGTCCTGAAATACCCTAAGGGCAAGCTGCCCTTTAGAATCAGAACTGCATACAAACCTAAATACAGTGTGTACTATGGTTGTCAGGCTCTGCATGAAATGATGTGTGATTCACGTTTTCAGATTTTCCCCCGTGCAGAACGTACCATAAAAAGTCTAAAGTACTGGGCTATTAAAAAGTCTGGGGGTATGGATACCATGAGTGAATGGAAACACTGTATAGATGCCCTCAGATATGCTACAATGGGAATCATAGACCAACAATACAGAGCACCAAAACAATCAAAAATACGTAGGTAAACATGTATACAAATAACCAAATACCACCGATGCCACTTAATCCAAATCAGATAACACAGAGACGTCTAGAACATTCAGGGTTAAGACGTAGAATGTTATGTGGGCAGTGGTTGCAGGACCTGATAGATGAGATTTCAAACCACATACCAGAATCTAGACAGGCTGCATGGGGTGTACCTGATATGTCATCGAACATATTTAAAGCATCTGTAGATGCACTGTGTGGTCTGTATGTAGAACCACCTACTATAAGTGTGACAGAGACAGGTGCACAAACTGCAGAAGGTCTAGTAGGTCGTGAGGGTCTGGTAAACAGTGCAGGTCTATGGTCTATGATGCAAAAGGTTCAATACTACACACTGGGTATGAATGAATGTTTCATACGTGTAGACATGACAGATGATGGTCAGGGTCTACTGTACAGAATCGTGACAGTAGATATGATAGATGCAGATGCATCTGCAGGTGACCCATCACGACCACACACCATAAAAGAAACACGTTTACGTTATTGTCATGATTCTAAAAAACATGAATGGACAGTAGACCATCTGAGTATCAAAGACCTACAGAACCCAGTCTATGAAATATACACACTGAATCAGAATGGTGAACGTGCAGATGATGTCACAGAAAAGTATCTAGGGCAGTCACTATCTGGTGCAGCATACCCATACAGAGATAATACAGGTGAACCGTTTCTACCATACAGTCTGTATCATTCAGAGATACATGGTACTTTATTTGATGCATTTGCAAATAGAGAGGTAGTGATGGGGGCATTAAATGCAGCAGTCCTATACACATATTTTTTACACCTTGCACGTGATTGCAGCCACCCACAGAGATACCTGATGGGTGCAACACTTGCAGGTCTAGACACGTTTGATAATAATTTAGAATCACGTAGACAGGCTATTGCATCTGACCCTGCATCTATTCTAGTGTTTACCCCTGACCCAGATTTACAGGCAGGTCAGCAGCCCCAGATAGGACAGTATCAGGCAGGTGGTGATGTAGGGCAGATGTTAGAATCTATTACAGTCTATGAACGTCGAATAAGTACATACATGGGTATCAATCCTGCAGACGTACAGAAAATGTCAGGTGACCCACGTAGTGGGTATGCCATTGCTATCAGTCGCAGCTCACTCAGAGAATCACAAAGGAAATATGCACCTGCATTCAGACGTGCAGACATTGAGACACTAGAGATAAGTGCAAAAATATCTAACAGATACATGAACACATCATACCCTGAATCAGGTTACAGGGTTGAATACCATGCAATACCGTTAAGCCCACAGGAAAGTAAAGAGCAACGTGAAAACATGTTAGCCCTATTACAGGCAGGTCTGATTTCAAAACTGGATGCCATTAAGACACTGCATCCTGATTTTGATGATACAGATGCAAAACGTGAACTATTAAAAATCCAACAGGATAACCTAACATTTTAACCACACATACAAAGGGTGTACAAATGAGTAAAACAATCACACATGATGGTGTAGAATACATAGCAAAAGACCATGTAGACGAAATAGTCAGACAGAGGATTGCAAAGTATTCAGAGAAACTGACTACCACAGAATCTAAACTATCAGAGTATCAATCTAGACTAGATGAGGCATCTGCAAAAATAGGTCTGGTAGATAATCTGACATCACAGGTAGAATCATTACGTGGTGAACTGACCACTGCAAACAGTAGATATGATAGACATACAGTTATTAGTCAGTATGGTATTACAGATGGTGGTGTACGTGATGCAGTAGAATGGGCATATGAACGCGAGATGCAAGGCAGAAACAAAAAGGACAGACAACCATTATCAGACTGGATGCAGGCAATACATGACAGTCCAGAATCTGCCCCTGCAGTTTTACGACCATTTATAAATGCACCACAGGTAGGTGATGCAGAGCAACCTGCACCACAGATACCACCTGCACAACAGACCCTGCAGCAACAAACACTGCAGCAGTATCAGCAACATCAGCAACAGAATACACCTGCACCCACATCAAATAGAGGTGTAGCAGCAGGGACAGGTGCACCAGTACCAAACGACCTTTTAAAACGTGCAACAGACCCTGCATTCTATGCACAGAATAGGGATGCAATCAGACAGGCATTCTACAGTCAGTCTGGTAAAACAGATAGCCCATTCAAGTTTTAAGGGGTGACACATGGCAAACTTTTTATTTTCAGATGGTGCAGGTGTACCATCTAGGTTTGATTTTACAAACCTAAATACAGTAGTGGTGACACATGGTCTAGGTTACATACCTGTAGTCTGGGTGGTGGTAAATGGGCAGCGCGTGTATGGAGATGTGACCTATAATAATACTCTGACGTTTACTGTCATTTTTGAGACGACAGAGACAGGGGTGATATATTACAGATGACTGAAACCAGTCACTGATTCACAAAACACATAGAGGTTTGCCCATGGCACAAAGATTTTTAGCCCCTGCAGTAACATTTGAGGGGATTATCACACAGAACGGTACAGTATCTGCAGACGACCACGTAGTAACACGTGGCTATTTACACGGTAACGTACTTAACGGTATTCACCCTGACAGTGCAAACTATGCAAGTGTAGTTGCAGATGGTGGTGTAAACAAACTTAAGATTGACCCATTGACCATCACCAGTGTCACAGTCAATACAACTGCAACAGACCTTGCAGATTTCATTTCAAATGTCTATACAGGTTCAAACTTTCAAGAGGGCGATATTGTCTTTTTGACTACACCATCACCTATTGAGTCATACATCCATAATGGTGGTAGTGCAGGTACTGCTGCAGACTGGAATCTAGTAAACAGTGGTCTATCTGATGCACAAATACGTGCAAAGTTTTCTGCATCTGCAGGTATTGACTATAATGCATCTACAGGTGTATTCACTGCAGACCAGTCAGAAATTCAGGCATTCTTTAGTGCAGGTGCAGGACTTGCATACTCAGGTGGTCAGTTCAGTTTGTCTGCCACATCGGACCAAATATCAGAGGGGTCTAACAACCTATTTCATACAGATGCACGCAGTCGTGCCAGTATCAGTATTGCCAGTGTTGCAGGACCAGATGTACAACTGTTGCAATACAATAACAGTACTGGTGTACTCAGTGTTGAACTGTCAGATGTATTTTCTGAGTTCAGTGCAGGTACTGGGTTATCTTATTCAAATGGTGTCTATACCTTAAATGCAGACACGTCAATGGTGTCAGAGGATGCAAGCGCGCTCTATTTCACTACAGGACGTGTAGATGCACATTTGTCAGGTGGTACAGGTATTACCTATTCATCAGGTGTGATTGCATTAAATGCAGACACGTCAATGGTGTCAGAATCAGGTAACCTATATTTCACAGATAGCCGTGCCAGAAATGCTATCAGTGTAGATACAAATGGACTTGCATACAACAGTGGTACTGGTCAGATTGCTTTGAATGCAGATACTGATGACATTGCAGAGGGGTCAAACCTTTACCATACAGTAGCCCGTGCCAGAAATTCTATTCAGGCAGACCCTGCTGCAGGTAACTTGTTAACTTTTAATCAGTCATCAGGTGACATTCTAGTAGCCTTGTCATCATTCCGTAAAGGTTTTGCAAATCAGACATTGACTGCAAATACTGGATTGAACTTGACACATAGTCTGGGTGAACGTTTGGTGCATGTATCGGCTATGGATGGGTCAGGTAATGCAGTAGATTTAGAGGTCGTGTACACATCAAATACTGTTGTACAGGTTAAATCTACAGTGTCTTTAACTGGTATTGACATTGCAATCAGTATCTAAAAAGTATTGATTCCCTTAATCCCTAGAACCCTTAGTGCATCCCCAGTACTGGGGGTTCTTTTATTTCTCTTTAATCAACATGATATGCAGGTCTGCAGTACCTGACTGTGTTGCTACCAGTAGGGTTCTGTTTGACTGTCTGCCTGTCTCCATAGGCAGGGGTAACATATTATTTGCAGGTACAAAACTGTATGCATTTATGTCTGCCCCACTACTGGTATTACCAAATGTGTCACCCTCTGCACCCACATTTGAAAAGTGCAGTGCAGCAGGTGAACCAAAACTGATAGATGTACAGTCACGTGGTAATAAAATCTGTACTGCAGATGTGGTAATGTTTTCTATCGTTTCTATTCTGGGGTATAGATTTGTGTTTGTGTAGTCTACTGACATGGTGAATCCCTTTGTATGTGTTGTATGATTGACAGATACTGTCACTGTATACAATCCTAACACATTTTGAGATAGAATACACACAGACTACATGACTGCACTGCAGTATGGAGATGGTCATACATCGGATAGGTTCACGACCGTTAACAGTGCAAGAATCCGACCACATTCTATTGTTAAAATATACTTATCCACAGGTAAAAAAATGACTACTATTGACTATTCAAATCTAGGTAACTTGCGCTTAACTGCAATGATTGAAAATGAAGTACGTGCAGTACTTGCAGACATGGCATCTATCCGTAACACTGGGGCATTATTGTTTGCAGGTGACGTTGCAGGTATCGGTTCTAAATCCATGCGTTTACGTTATGCAAACTGGGGTGCTGCAAGTCCATTTGCCACAGCTGTAGATGGTGCAGAGGTTGGTGCTGCTACATTGACACCATCTACTGTAGATGTAACTGTCGGTCGTTCTGCATTGCGTTATGACATTACTGACCTTGCCAGTATGACAGGTCTGGGTATTGACATTGACCCGTTCACTATTGCCCAAAAAATGGCAATGTCTGCAGAGGCACGTATCAATCAAATCATTGCAGCCACATTTGCCAGTGCTACAAATAGTGTAGGTACTGCAGGTGTAGACATGTCTGTAGATGATTTCTATGATGCCATGTTCCAACTAGAATCAGTATCTAATGATGGTGAATTCTACTGTATCTTGCACCCACAACAGTTATCAGATTTACGTGATTCTTTACGTTCTGAATCTAATAATGCACTTGCATTCTCACCTGCTACAGAGGACATGCTAAACATTAAAGGGCAAGGTTATGCAGGTCGTTTTGGTGGTGTAGAGATTTTCAAATCATCATATGTCACAGAAGCTACAGGTGATAAAATCGGTGCAATGATGTCACGTGGTGGGGTTGCTTATGCAGTCGGTACACCACGACCACTAGCAGGTGCAGGGGTTGAGATTCGACCTGCAGGGACACCTGTTGTAGTCGCTTTTCAACGTGACGAAAGCAAAGGGTTAACAGAGGTTATGGGACATTTGTACTGTGGTGCTGCTATCACAGAGGATGACCGAATCGTAAAAATCGTGACAGATGCCTAAAAGGTTCATGGGTGCAAGGTTTATCCCTTTGTACCCTGCACCCATGACCCTACGGGGTCATGGTGTGTAGTCACAAAACTTTAAAACAATCAACATTCATACAAAGGGAAAAAGTTATGAGTACAACATTTACACCATCAGCATGGACAGGGACTAGACAACAAACTGCCCCTAGTCTGAACATTAAACCAAATGCACCTTTTTATCTGCTGCACAGTCCTTTTCAATGGGAACTGGTAGAGATGTCTGCAGGTCATATCTGGTTACCACAGTTTGGTCAGTTATACGAGATTGCAGGTGTCAATGGTATTGAAGAAACCCCACAAGGGCCAGACAGTAGAGTAGCCAGAATGAAACTGGCAGAATCAGGACAGACAGTCCTAGATAGAGAATATGGATACATCACACGATATGAGACAAAATATGGTGGTTACTACTACACCATGAAATGGGACTTACCAAAACAGATAGGTAAAAAAGTATTCTGGAATACAGACACTGCAGAATACAACAAATGGAGACTATCACTGGTTACTATGGGTGTCATTGACCCACCAGAGATAGAGGTAATACACGCAAAAGTGAACATTTTAGATAGAAAAATAGACCGTAAACTAAAATTCCAACACATACCAGAGGTCAAAAAAGAGATTGATGACCTGTATGCATTGAGAAAACAGATGCAAGCTGCATACGATTCTATACATGAACTTGAATCAGAACCAGAACCTACACCAACAAAGAAACGTACAAAGAAAGGTGGTACAAATGCCTAGTAAAGAACAGGTAGACAGAGTGACAGAACGTCTGTATGTAGATGCACGTCAATCAGGTCAGAATGTATCACGTGAACAGGTACGTGCAGATGTGGTGAAACGTGCTCAGAGACTTGATAACAAAAAATCCAAATAACCATAGAGGTGCATCATGGCATATAACGGCAAACCATTTTTCAAAATCCCCAGACCTGTATTACTTGCAGGTGGACTAGAAGTAAAAACCATTTCAGGTAACATCACACTGACTGATAAAGATAGCCTTTTTCAGGTTATAGATGGTGGTTTAGGTACACGTAATATTACATTACCACCTGAAAAGGATGGACGTGTTTACTACATCAAAAATGCAGGTACTACAAATGACCTTGCAATAAAAGATGATGCTGCAGGTGGTGTTCTGACCTTGTCTGCAGGTGAGGTTGCACTTTTAGGGTCATCAGACAGTTTGTGGTACGTACTTTTGAATGTAAACAATCTATAACAGGTGACACGTGGCAACAGAACGTATTTACAGTCCTAGAATCAGAATACATGATGTGTTAGAACGCAATCGTGCATGCACTGTAGACCTACCTGTCTACAGAGATAATGCACTTGTGTCACCCACATCTGCTTATTTTCGATTGACTGACCCAGATGGTGCAGATGTCATTGCACGTACTGCAGTATCTATTGTTTCAAATGTTGCCACGTATAACCTTTCAGGGTCTGAACTACCTACTACATTACGTCTGTCAGATGGGTACATGCAGTTCTGGGAACTGACTATAGATGGTGTGATACATACATTTAAAAAACCATCTGCCATCTGTCTCAGTGCTCTGTATCCTGTTATCAGTGATTTAGATTTAGAGGCAGAGTATTCTGACCTAGCATCTATCAGACCCAGTAGTCTAGGTAGTTCATATCAGACATACATAGATGAGGCATGGGTACAACTGATACAACGTATTAGAGACCTAGGTAACATTGAGTATTTGATAATGTCACCACAGTCACTACGTGCAGCCCATAAAAATCTGACATTCTATTTAATCTTTAAAGATATGGACAGTTCAGGTTTAGGTGAGGGTCGATATTTAGACCTTGCACGTACCCATAGAAAAGAAATGGAATTCGACTTTAAAAGACTGTCATTCAAATATGATTTGAATCAGGATGGTCGTACAGACAATGATAACCATAGACGTGCTGCACTGGGTGTGATTTACACATCTGCACCACCTATCTGGTATCGGAGGTACTGAGATGTCTGCAGTGTCTCTATCTACCATCAGACAGAGGTTTGCAGTGGCAATCACTGCACTGTCTGGTTTTGATGAATCACGTAATCCATTTGATGGGTATGGACGTGGACCAAATACAGTAGCACACAAACGGTTTAGTGTAGGTGTGGGTACTGTCAGTAGTAGAGATGATGACAGACAGAGACGTGATGCAGGTGTCATGACAGACACAGAAATACTGGTCAGATATGCATTTAGAATCAGACCAAAAGACCAGATAGATTCATATGATAATGCACTGACCAGTGCACAGACAGTTATGGAAACTATCACCAATCGTAGTACACCATTACATGATAATCTACAAATCAGATTCAGAGGTATTGACAATGAACTGTCAGACTCTGGTGAATGGTGTACAATCAGTTTAACATTCACAGTTTTACATTATTTAACCCTAAATTAAAAAGAGGTCAGTCATGGCAGATAGTTCAGTAGTAGGTACAAGACGTGATGGTAAAATCACAATCACAGATGCTGCAGCATCATCATATGAGGTTTCATTTGAAGTAGGTGATTTCAGTGCAGCAGAACCACGTGCAGACCGTGTAGTCATCCGTGACCGTGGTGCAATCGTAGGTCTACGTAAAGGTGATGACCCTGTTATCACATTTAGTTTCAGTGTCCACATGCGTTCACTCACAGACACCACTGCAGATAACTTGATGGACAGAATCTACAACAGAGGTTTTAATAGTGGTGCACCATTGACATCTACTGGTGGTGATGGTTTTGAACAGTTCTTACAGTCTGTTGTATTTGAATGTGACACCAGTACACTAGGTTCTGGTAAAACATACACTGCAACGTATGCAAAGTGTTTACTAGAGGTTACAAACCTGTCTGAATCATCTGATGGTAACACCATTGAGGTATCTGGTGAGTGTTATGCAGGTGTCACATACGTACAGGCATAACATTCTATAACGTTTTCATGACTAAAGGGGGTCAATATGAAAATCACTTTACATACATTTGGTGAAATGAATATATCAACACCATCACTGTCTACCTGTTTTGACATCATATCACAGTGGTCTGATAGTCAGAGCAGGTCTGTTACAGGTCGTTTGTGTGCTATTGCTATTTGTATTTGTTCAGATGATACACGTCTGCCAAAACAGAGACACGTGACAAACACTGTAGACTATGGGTCTAGATGTCTAGATGTTTTACTAGGTGCAGATGTACCAGTATCACAGATTCTAGAATCTGGTATGCAGTGCATAGGTCTTATGGCAGGTGCACTACCATCTGCAGCAGAGGTCAATGAAACAGAAAATTTTACAGAACCACCAGAGCAGGAAACATAGAAAGACAGGCATTTGCAATCTCTAGATTTTGGAATAAAGACCCTGAATGGTTTTGCAGTCTGTCAACAGATTTACAGGCACGTCTGTATGTAGATTACATGATGTGTCATGAATCAAAAAAGGATGCAGATACAAAAAATCAAAGGGCAAAACAGGACAGAATCAGTAAATGGAGACAGAAAAATGTCTAAAACAATCCGATATGGTAAAGGTCGTGGGTCTGTAGAGATTACAGGTGCATCACGTGACATGTTCTATCAAATCATAAAGGATGCAGACCCCATCATAGTTCAGGTACTAGAGGACACCACAGAGAAACTTGCAAAGCAGAGTGAACAACAGTGGTTAGTTAGACAGGCAAAATATGGTGAATCTAAAGGGTCAAAATACATGCACAGAACAGGCATACGTATCATACCACCTAACACCATTGAGGCATTTGTAGAGAACACTGCACCATATGCATATGCAATCAGAGTAGGTAGGGAATCATCTACAAACATCAGACAGGGTAAAAGACTTGCAGATGCAGTTCTATGGTCACCTGCAAAGGCAAGTGTAGACAAGGTTTTAAAAGAAATAGCAGAGAAAACAGTAAAACGTATAGCAGGTATGAAATGACAGAGTTTGTCACTGGTATCAGAGATAGACTGTATTCATGGTGTGTATTCACATGTATAGTATGCATTGTGATATGGTGTGTAGTATCAGAGGTGAAACGTGGCAGGTGATGTAAATAAAAGTGTCAATATTGCATTCAAGGCATCTACAGAGAATCTAGAACGCAATCTAAAAAAGATACCAAACATAACAGATGCACAGGCATCAAAGGCTGCAAAAGAACTTGATAAGAACTTCAAAAAAATGGAGGGTTCTGCAGATAAGACCAGTAAATCAGTGTCTGCCAAAATGAAAAACATGGGTAAATCATTTGCAGCAGTAGGGGCTGCAGTGGTTGCCATAGGTGCAGCAACTATAAAACTGGGTCAACATTTTGCAGACCTGACAAATGAACTGGTAGATGCATCTACAAAGACAGGTATAGCAGTTGACACACTTGCAGGTCTACGACTTGCAGCAGAGGGGTCTGGTCTTGCATTTGGTAATCTAGAGGGTGGTCTGATAAAGTTTCAGGGGTCTATGGATGCTGCAAATAAAGGTAGTAAACTGACTGCAGATGCCTTTGCACAACTAGGGGTAAGTGTTGCAGATGCAGAGGGTAATCTACGTACTGCAGATGATGTTTTCAATGAATCAGTAAAGGCACTGGGTCAGATAGAGAATGCCACAGAACGTAATGCCACTGCCATGATTTTATTCGGTCGTTCTGCAGGTCCTGCACTGATACAATCTGGGGCACTTGAAAATCTAGAAAACATGAAAGTACTAGCAACAGAATTCGGTATTGCGATAGATGAACATGGTATAAAATCTATGGGAAACTTTCAAAGAAAAATGGCAGAATTTAGTACAGTATCAGTAGGTGAGATTCAAAGGGTTATAGATGGTTTCAGTGGTAGTAACAGTATAAATGCATCTATACAGTTTGTAACTGAATCAGTGATTTTTATGGGGTCATTGATGCGTGACAGACTTGCTATGATAGGGCAGGCTATAGAAAATGTATTTGTTGTAGCACAGGCAGGTGCTTTGTTAGTTACAGGTGATTCAGAACGTGCAATGGTTATTCTGAATGATGTAGCACGTGAAAATGCACAGGCAGTAGATAATATGGTCAATGCATATGCACGTGCAAATGCACGTGTAGCACAGTTTCAGAAACTATCTGCAGCCAGTACTGCACCCCAGAAAATGACTGCAACTGCAGATGCAACACAAACTGCTACAAATGCAATGAAAGGTCTATCAACTGCATCAAAAGAGGTCACAGAAAATATAGACGAGATTGCAGAGTTTTTAAATGATTCACTGGTAGCAAATGTAGAGTTAGAACAACAGGTAAAGGACAGACTGACACCAGAGTATCAGAAACAACTATCTGCAGTAAAAGAACTGGGGCAGGCAATAGATGCACAGGTCTTTTCTACACAGTTACAGTTAGATGCACTGGTAGATACTACAGATGCCCGTGCACTGTCAGTAAAAGAACAGACACAGTTACTGATGTTGGCAGATGAACTAGACACACTTGAATCACTTGCAGCAGAAAACAGAGTAGCAGAGCAAAAAGAACTGCAAGACATTCTAGATGACAGTAAAAAGAAATACCTAGATGACATCTCTGAAAGAAAAGCAGCAGAGGAAAAAGCACAGGCAGACATCATTGCAGCACAACAGGAGGGTATCACACGTGTAACTGATTTGGGTCAGAACTTTGTAAATGTAATGACTGCCATATCAGACCTGATGTCTGTCATTCATGAGAAACAAATAACAGAGTTTAGAGATAAAACTGATTCAGAACTGAAAGCAATAGACAAAATGGTAAAGGATGGTGTCATCACTGCAGAGCAGGCTGCAGAACGTAGGGCATCTATAGAAAAAGGATACAGTCAACAGGTAGAAGAACTGAAACTAAAAGAGTTTAAAATCAATCAGTCTGCAGCGGTTTCATCTATTGCATTTGACACTGCACAGGCGATTGCACAGGCATTGACTTTACCACCTGTTGCAGCAGCAGTAACCATTGCAGCAGCGACTGCAACAGGGGCACTACAAACTGCAGCAGTGTTATCACAGTCACCACCAAAGTTTGACGTAGGTGGTATGGTCGGTTCAAATGACAGTGCACCTGATGTAGTGCAGGCTAGTTTACTCAGTGGTGAGGCAGTACTAGACAGGTCTACAGTGCAGTCACTGGGTGGTGCAGAGGGTGTCAGACGTTTACAGTCTGGTGGTATGATGGGTGGTGCACCCATACTGATTCAACCATTCAAACACATAGATAGATATAACCGTGCAGTAGCACGTCAGACCCCACGTAGAATAGGGTCAGGGGCATATTAAACATGGCAGACATTACACCAGAATACATACGTGGTTTTATAGCACCATTTAAACTACAGTCAGACCACTACTGGTCTACACAGTCTACACTGACCCAGAATGGTGAGTATGCAGGTATACCCCAGTCTACAGGTCAACCTGATTTGCAACTAGTCACACGTGGTACACAGACACAAAATATAGAGGTCGTGACCCATCGTGCAGGACATGTCACAGATAATGCAGGTTTTAAATGGAAAAATGAGGGTGATGCACAGTACTATGGTGCAGAACCACCAAACAAAATAACAGATGTGCAGATGTTGCAGTCTCAGAGTGTGAACACATCATATGTACCTAGAAAATCTATCAGGTTGACATCTGGTACTGTATTGATTGCAAATGAATACAGTACAGTCACTGATAACTTTTCACGTGTAGGTAGAATCAGTACAACAGGTACATATACCAGTGTACAGGTAGACACACAGTCAAATGCAAGTTTACTAGGTAATAAACGATTCCCTACCATCTGTGAACTGTCAGATGCATCTGTTTTACTTGCAGTGTGGGTCATCGACCCTGCAAAGTCACTTGCAAATGTCCACATGTACAGGTCTACAGATGATGGTCAGACATTTGTACTGGTGTCCAGTCGTGCACTACCAGATGACATAGATGTAGATGGTACAACAGGTGCAGGTAATACTGGTTTTGATTTGCAACCACTTGCACTTGCAGCATCTACACATCAGGTTTTACTGTTTGCAGGTCTGTACATTCATGACACGTCACCTACATATGGTTCTGCTATGACACAGTATGCATCTGCAAATGGTGGTATGACGTTTCAAAAGATTGATAAGTCCAGTTCATCAGGTGGACATTTTTATTTACCACAGATAGTAGAGCATAATGGGGTATTCATCATTGCATACATTTCATCTACTGATTCTGTAGATTTTACACGTATTGCAAATGCATTTGATTCTGTATTTGATGTTCTGGGTATCATTCCTGCAGATGACATCAGTGCATCACTCTGTGTAGGTTCAGGAAATCGTTTGATAGGTGGTGATATAACCATGTCAAAGGATACTGATGGACGTTTGTACTTTTATGCTGCAAAATATAATGCCACATATGCAGGTGCACAGATTCATGGTGCATTTAGTGACCTTGCAGGTATTGGAATAGAGGATTATGCTAAAAAGTGGCATAACTGGAATGACGAATTTTCATTTTCAAATACCACAGTTTATAACAATGTAGTGACAGTCACAGGTGCAGGTATCATCAACATACAAACCTGTGCAGGACAGGGGCAACAGTTACTATTTTGTAACTGGAATAATCAGGGTACAAATGCATTTGCAGACAGTCTATTGATGGTAAATCTAGGTGTATGGTCTAGTCAACAGTACCCACGTCTAAACCCATACCCCATAGATAATCAGTGGGGTTATAACAGTTCTGACTGGGTTGCAGCAGACCTACCTGCACATAATGGTGTGTGGACACGTACAGTCTCTGGTACACCTACAGATGTTCTGGGTGGTGACCACATCACATTGCAGTGTGCATCATCTGACACCATCAAATACACACAGACGTTTACAGATAAAACAAATGGGGCACTGATACACACACGTCTATCAAATGTGTCAGGTGGTACAGTCACACGTGGTACTGCATTTGGTGTACAGATACAGTCACAACTGAGTACAGACACATACTATGTAGAGGTGGTTGTAGGTAGTAACAGAATACATGTGTATGATGTGCATGCAGGGTATGGTTCTGCACTGGCATCTGCTACAGGTTTATCATTACCTGATGGTGTGCAGCTGTTGATATATTTAGATAATAAAACAGGTGAGGTATATGTAAACTATGCACCTGCAGGGTCACCACTACAGTACACAGAACTGACAGGGACACTGACCCTAGATGCAAATACTACACAAAATGTTTACTGGGGTATACCTACTGCAAGTGGTGTAGGTACAGTAGATGCAGATTACCATTTCTTTTCATATGGTATAGGTAGTGCAAATGGTATTCAGTGGACACCACAGGACATAAATGCACGTCAGTATGCTGCACGTGGTTTCTATACTACAGTAAAGGATGGTCTAGAACTGTCTACCCTAGATGGTGCAGCACGTGAGGGTGACACATACACGATTACCCCACAGTATGGGTCACCAGTGCAACGTGTTTTGCATACAGTGTCACCATCTCCACAGGTGGGGTGGTTATCTGACACAGTCACAGATGCAGATGTAGATTTAGTACCTGCACAAACCATTGCATTTATGATGAACATTACCCTACAGGGTACTGCAGTGACACATACACAGTCAGATGCCACAGGTCTACATCTGACAGGCATCAACTTCAAACAGTTTGATGTAGAGATACATAATGGTACATCATGGTCTAGTGTTGCCACAGTTCACAATACAGTAAATGGTGCAAGTGGTTTCAGTTTTACACGTATTGGTGCAGCTGTAACCAGTACAGACAGTACAGGTAAGTATTTACATATGAATGAATGTGCAGGGTGGTCTATCTTGATAGATGATGGTGCAGGTAATGTAGTGCAGAGACGTGTAGAATCATCAGGGTCAGGTGTACTGTCAAATACCACATCAAAACGTGCATATTTGTCACTTGCAGGTGTAAAACAGACAGACCCTACATCAGGTACTGCATATCTGATACCATCTGCCTGCACTGTGATTCTCAATCAAGATGAATATGCAGGGGTCAGAATAGTCATACAGTCACAGAAAACATCACAGGGTAGATTTGAAATAGGTACGATGGTTCTAGGGTCATTGGTTATCACGTCACCCCAGTATGGTCGTGGTCGTACTATATCATTTGAATCAAATGTGATTGAATCAGATATGCCATCTGGGACACTGTACACACAGAAACGTGGTCAGGGTGGTCGTGTTGTACGTGTTGCATGGACTGATGGGGTAGATACATCATCTCTATTTGCAGACCCTGCAGCCCCAGACCATTACAGTCTGTACTCTGGTGTACCTATTGCAGCACGTGGGGATGCACCTACTACAATGATGGGTCTAGTACAGTATGTAGATGGGTCTGCAGATGCAGTAGTCTATTTACCATCATTGCCAAAACTACCCAGTGCACATATCACACTGAACCGATACCATGAACACATTCTATGTACTATGGGTACAGACATGCAGATAGAACATGTCATAGGTTCAGAGGGTCTATCTGATACCACAGGTGAGGTATTTAGAGTGTCTACTGTTGTATTACGTGAGGTCAGATAACATGTCAGACATCTACACACAAAATGATTTGATGGGTGCACGACCTGTATTCTGTGTGCAGTTTGAATATGCAGGCAAGATACACAGATACAGTACAGAGTATGTCACCCTGACTGCAGAGGATGGTGACACATATGAATACTTACCTACCATCAGAGATTTTGACTACACAGAATCTGCACAGATACTGTCACAGGATATAGAATCGAACATAGTCATGATGGGTCTAGTGCTGCAGGACGTGAATGTATTAAAACTGTGGTCAGAGGGTAAAACACTAGAGGGTACAGCTGCCCAGTTCTTTTATGTCCTACTCAAAAATGAACAGGTGCAACAGACATACAGTCAGAGGGTCACACTGTACAGGGGCAACATTCAAGAACCACAGATAGGTGACCCAGATGATTTGGATGATTTTGTATCATTCAGTATAGAATCACCACCCTATGAATCAGACAATCTATTGATAGATTCAAACATGTATATAGACAACAGATTCAGTACAAGACACATAGAGACTGCAGATGGTAAACCATACCCATTCATTCTAGGTAGTGGTGGGTACAAGGTCAGACAGACAGAGGGTACAACAAAGAATCTATTTTCATCACCTGCATACTGTACAAAAGAGTATGACAGTCATAATGCACGTTTCATGATTGCAGGTCACAGGGTGACATCTACCACAGCTACCATTCAGGATGATAACTATGAAACTGCAACCAAAACCATACAGACAGACAATGATGGTAGAGGTAACATTTATTCATACATTGAGATAGTACCATCAGATAATGTTGCCATGCCTGCCTATTCTGGGTCTGGTGACAGTCGTGAATGGTGGGTGTACATGAATGATGGTGGTCTGTTGAATCAGTATGGTGATGGTGATTTATCACGTGGTGGTGACATCTGCAGATGGGCACTGTCTAGGTCTGGTACAGAGTATGATGATGCAGAGTGGGCAAACCTATCTGTAATACTGAATCAGTATTCATTTTCTGGATACATCACAGACCCAGAAATAACTGCATTTGAATGGTTACAGGCAAACATCATTCCATATCTACCCATCAGTGTACAGGTGGGTGCAAATGGGATAAGACCTATCTTAAATCAGATGTGGGCACTGACACACGTATCTGCAGTGACCACATTAGACATAGGCGATGATAAACCATGTATACAAGTTTCACCCATTACAACACAGAGAAACACTGCAGACCTAGTCAATCAACTGACACTACGATATGCCAAAAAAGGGCACGACCAGTCACAGTCAAACATCTGCAGGGTCACAAATGTCAAAACAGAATCGTACGATGTAGTGTCAGATTACGCAGTCAAAAGTGTGAATCTGTACGGTCAGAAACCAGTCACCATAGAGGTAGACTACATCTATGACAGAGACACTGCAGTTAAAGTTGCTATGGATAGAATCAGGTCAGGGTGTTTACCAGTTTATACAGTACAGATTGCAACAGCTGCAGAGTTTGGATATCTCAGAATAGGTGACATAGTAGATGCCACCATAGAACGGTATTTTGTATTAAACAGACGTATGATAGTAGCAGGCAAGGTCTGGAATGATACACAGTGGACATTTACACTTTTATTTGAATGATGACAGTGCAAGTCAAACAGACTGACAAACACAGTAGATGTGATAAGGTGACGTATGATGATTTTTCTAGACAGACAACATCTGGGTAAACCTAACAGGTGGAATGATGAGGGTGCTGCAAAGGCAGGTATGACAGAAACATATCTGACCAGTCAGTACATTTTTCATGCAGAGAATCATTTACGTTTTAAAGGTTTTGATGTGTGTGTATTATCAGATGGGTGGTACAAAGACAGACATAGACGTGTAAATGATTACTGTGCAGATGTGAATGGTAAATGTGTTTACGTTGCCTGCCATATTAATGCAGGTGGTGGTTCATATGCTGCATCATTCTATGACCACAGGTCTGCATCTGGTAAATCACTTGCACATTCTATAAATGTCAGACTGTTAAATGCCTGTCCAGAACTCCAAACTGCAAAAGCGATTGCAGCTACAGCTGATGACTGGACAAAAAACGCATATTACACCATCAAAGGTGTAGGCAAACCTGTATCTATCTGTTTTGAACCACTGTTCATAGACTGTATTGCACATGAACCACTGACATTACCAGATGGTATCAAACGTGTAGGTATAGCACTTGCAGAAGGTATTCAGTACTATCTAGAAAACAACTAAAAGAGGTAAATCATGGATTGGAAAAAGATAAAAATGGTAGCGATGATTTTAAAAGCGATTCAACCCATAGTATGGGATATCGTGGATGACATCATAGATGCAAAAGACCCTGAATCAGATGGTGGTCAAAAAGTGACACGTGATGAACGTCAAGAAATAATCATAGAGCATTTACTAGACCTGCCTGCAAAACTTGAACCACTTTTGAAAGACTTGTAGAGGTTCATGATGGAAATGGAATTTATGTCATTACTGGCAAACGGTGCACCAAATGTAGCGTTTGCCATGTTTCTACTGTGGCAGTATAAAGAGCAGCAAAAAAGGTCAGATGCACGTGAACAGAGATATGAGACACAGATGCTAGATGTACGTGCCAGATATGATAAAGTCATCTCAGACATGCAAGATAAAGAAGATGTAATGAGACAGACACTGGTAAAGGAAATAAACGACCTAGACAAAAAGGTGTCTTTACTGCAGCAGAAACTGGACATGCTATCAAAAGTGGTAGATGAAATAAAAGCAAGTTTTACACGGAATAAATAATGCCAGTAGTCAGGGTATCAGGTGGATATAAAGCACATGCAACTGCATCAAAAGTTCACAGACGTAGACGTGATGCACAGAGACAGCTGCAGGCGATTAAATCCAGTCAGGCACGTCAGGTAAAGGGTCAACAATACAAGTAACAAAGAACAGGTAGCAGTCATATGCATCTGCATATGCAGTGTGTGCATCATCATGTGACCATTTATAGTAGTCTCTGATAGCAGACATAGATGCAGTACGCAGTGGTAAAAATGTGTATGCAAGTGTCTGTGTACACATGAATCTGTGTGTGATTGCATTTGTACAGTGATGTTTTAACCAGTCTGATTCAAATATTGCATTATGTGCACATATGATACCATCAGACAACAGTGCAGATACATGACGTTTAATGTCAGACCATACAGGTGCAGCTGACCATTCAGATTCATTGTACCCATTGACATTCAGTGCAGCAGGGTCTGCAGTCTCTATGTGTACTGGTTTGATTTTGGTGCAGTAGATGTCATGAATGGTTTTACCCCAGTCGTGAGATGTCAGAATACAAATCTCTATGATTTCACCCTTTGTAGGGTCTAGGTGTGTGGTTTCTAGGTCTACAAAATGAATGGTGTGTGGGTCGTTTAAGTCCATGTATCTACTCTGATGTGGGGTGCAGACATACTGTACAGTATTTTGACCAGTACACACGGTAACTGTACAGAAAAATGACCATTTGCACCATTTGCACCATTTGCACCACGTAGTATCTGGTGCATAGATAAAAAATCTTTATCTCTACATGGTCGGTACTTACGGTGTATACAAAATAAACACATATTTATTTGTCTATTTAACTGTACATATCTGTAAACACGTGTTAACTTTAAGACATAGACACAGAGTCTATAACAACAAACAACAAAGGCAAAAAATCATGACTAAAGAACAAAGAAAGAATCATATTACTCTACCAGAACAATATACTGTACCAAAACCCTATTCAATAAATGACTTCAAAAATATTGTACCAGTACCATCAACAGATATTATTTTACTAGTTACAGATCACGTATTTGGTGGTGATTATATTTTGGTTATCAAACCTGATGGTTTTAATGGTATTTATCCTTCTGTAGCACTTAATAAAACTATGTACTGTCATGACCCTTTATCAAGTAATGAACAGGCAGAAATAGAGAAAACTGTCAATAATCTATAACAAACAATCACAGGCAGGTGGTGACCCCATCTGCCATCACTCAACAAACAAAGGCAAAACAATGAAAGAACAAATCAAACAACATGTAACAGGTGCAGCACTGGTCATCAGTGCATTCTCTGCAGTATCATTTGTATTTGTGGCACTGTGTCACATGGCAGGTGTACAATGACATATGAAATAATACAAGGTTCATATGGTGTACGATGGTCACAAATATGTACACCAGACAAAAGTGTGTGGGTCTATAATGCTTCTAATAAGCAAGAATGGCAAATACAAATGAGACTAGACAGTACAAATCATCATGATGTCCCACACTACATTCATGGTACAGTCTACAAACATACCATACCAAAACTGACATACAGTCTAAATATAATAACAGAGACCAAAACTGTAGAGCCTATTCAACGTATGTATTTTGATACAGTAGATGAAGCAATAGACCGTGCACAGACATTCATAGAAAAGGTAGTAAATGGGGGTGTACAATGACAGGTATAGATGCACTAAAAAAGTACATGGCAGAACTAGAGTGGTCAGCTGCAGATTTGGCAAACCACTGTACTGTAGTAGACTTGTCAACCATCACAGGTCTACTGTCTGGTGATGTTGTACCTAGTTACATACCAATGATGCACATTATCAACAAACTCTGTACCCAGTTCCCATCAGACAGGCACTGGGGTATCTATCAATCTATTATGGTTGCACCTATTTTCACAACACAAACAACAAAGGCAAAACAATGACAGAATCAAAAGCGACTAGAGACTACATTAAAAACTGGGGCAGAACTGCAGCACGTGAACACTCAGAACAGACATTTGACATTTACAATACAGGTCTACATATTGGTAAAGTTACAGTGTACTGGTCAGATGCCTGCACTGACTTTATCTGGGATGCAGACTGTAGTTTTGATAATAGACATTACCCAATAACCTGCACACGTCCTGCATATTCAGAGATAGATGCAAAAAACTATATACATAATACCTACTATATACTGATGGAATCTATGACATTTGGCAAGTGGTTGCAAATCATGATGAAACGTCATGAAATGACACAGGCAGGTCTGGGTGAACGTCTAGATATATCACGTGTCTCTGTAAACCACTGGGTGACAGGTAAACGTGAATGTACTCTGCAGCACTGGCACGACCTTGCATTTTTATTTGCACATCTAGAACAGATGACAGATGCACAGATGTTAGGTCACATGTCTCTACTGTTCAAACGTAAAAACTGATAACAGAGACAGCTGCACCACAGGGGTACTGGTTTGCACCAGTGCCCTTTTTGCGTTTAGACTTATCAACAAATGACAAAATATATGATAGAATACACGTATGGACACATCAGACATATCAATAGTTACTCTGGTTAGAATGTTACTACGTGGCATCAAAACAGATGAAACAATAGACCCTATCACTGCAGCACATCATTTTGCAGAATCAGTACAGACCCTAGACCTGACATACATCACCAGTCAGGGTAAAGGCTATGTGTTAGATGATGACCTAGATGGTGTCATGTATGTAGAGTTTACATCTGATGGTGTTGATTTTGATGACCACCATGAACACCCACAGACATTAAAGGTGATTCAGTGTGCACTAAATACACTGACCCATATGGAAATGATGACACAGCTGCAGATAGATGATGACAGTGAATCAGATGAATGGGTCTAAAATCATTATATCCTGTCTAAAATAGATATATCTGCCTACATCAAATCTAAAATAGATATATCCACAGACTTATCCACAGATGACCTGTCAGGGGTGTCACACATAGATGTGACATCTTAACATTATCTATATACCGTGCCAAATATGCAGATATGGGTCTATTTGGCACTGATTTGCATAAAATGTTTTTTTAGTGGTTATGGTGTGACAGTATGACAGGTATGCTATGGTATCCAGTGTTGCAGGTACTGTAGAATGTCACACATGGTGTCACACATACCACTGCAGGGTGTCTATCTGTGACAGGGGTGTCACCCATCTAGAAAAGTGGTGTGACAGGTTATTTTTATAATGCAAAATACACAGAACTGGATATAATGAAAAAGCCTGCACAGTTTCAGAGACTGTACAGGCTAAACAACAAACAAACTAAAAAACCATAGGAACTACCCCCATGACTGAATACAGTATATCACAAAACTACCTGACTGACACACACTATGACCCTGAAAAATGGACACTTTTGTGCACACACCACCCTGCCCCTACAGGTGGCAAATGGTACAGAACCACAAAACTAGAGAATGCACAGAAACGACCAGTGCACCTGTCATCATTGATTGGTTCTATGCTGCAGGTAGATGACCTGTCAGAGACAGTGAAAAAAGGCAAAACCACAGAACACGGTAAAATGAGTGTTGGCATATTTGCCCCAGTTACATGGTCAGAGATGTCAGGTGCACGTTCAAAAGCAAAAGTAGAGACAGTGCATGCAATGGTATTTGATTTTGATGCACTGACAGATGACCAGATGTCTGCAACCCTATCTGCATTTGATGGTATCTGTCATATTGCCTATTCATCATTCAGTCACAAATCACCTGCAAAAGGTGGTCTGTGTGCATTCAGGGTCATTGTACCATTTGATGAACCAGTACAGGCTGCAGACTACATCACAGATGACAGACGTGGTGTCTGGTATGCCATAGAACAGATGATGCCACATCTAGACGAATCAACAAAAGACCCATCTAGATACTGGTTCAAACCATCATACAGAGTAGACAGAGATGGTACACAGTTTACACGTTCTGCCAGTGGTCCTATTTTTAAGACATCTGCACTGATAGATGCAGGCTATGCAATCAACACAGGTACATCTGCCAGAACTACAGCTGCAGTACAACAAACAACACAGACAACTGCAACACGTACAACAGAGACAGATGATACTGCAGAACGGTATAGACGTGATGTAGTTACAGGTGCACATCTCATAACAGATGCCACAGGTACACCTAGACCATTCACATACTACATAGAGAACTGGGATACACTACCACAGAATGCAAGTGGTAATATACAGTGTATTGCAGAGGGTGGTCAGTCTGTAGGTGGTGCATTTATCAGTAGACGTGTAGACACCTTGACAGGTATCTGCAGATACAGATGCACATCAGGTAGAAACAGAACACACAGAGACTGTATCATCAGTGATTCAGGTGTAGAGGTATCGTATTCAAATAGAGGTGGGTCGTGGCGACCACTTGACACTGTAGATAATCTGATAATCATGGTGGGTCTGTTAGACCTTGATTTGTGGATGTGCAAACGGACAGGGTACACATGGTACAATGGTGAACGGTTTTGTGACCATCACTATACACAGATTCAGTCTCTATTACGTCGTAGATTCTATCCCAGTAGACGTCTGGGTAAAATGACTGTCATAGATGCAGTAGAATCATACTGTTTTGAAAACCAACGTGACACACTGATAGAGTATCTAGATGGTCTGAAATGGGATGGTGTACCACGTCTTGAAACTCTATTTATCAAGTTTTTAGATGCAAATGATACACAGATGAATAGAGTGTATGCACAAAAATGGGGTATCTCTGCAGTAGCACGTGCATATGAATGGGGCTGCAAAGTAGATACCATGTTGATTCTGAAAGGGTTGCAGGGTGCAGGTAAGTCTGAATTCTTTAAGTGTATTGCAGGTGTCTGCCCATCTGGACAGTCATATTTTAGTGATGCAAATATAGATGTAAAATCTGTAGATGGACTGACAAAACTACGTTTAGCATGGATACATGAATGGGCAGAACTATCAGGTATGAACCGTGCAGAGGTCAATGATGTTAAACGGTTTCTGACAACACAGACAGACCAGTACAGACCCAAATATGGTAGAAAAGAGACAGTACACCCTAGACATTCTGTCATAGTCGGTACAGTAAATGATGATGAGATACTGCAGGACAGTACAGGGTCTAGACGTTTCTGGATAGTAGAATCTGGTGGTGTAGAGGGTGAACGTATCTATGATGAATCTGAACTACTTGCAGTACGTGATGCAATATGGGCAGAATCAGTACACTACTACAAACAAGGTGTGCAATGGTGGTTGACTGCTGCAGAACAGAATGCATCAAATAGCACAAATACCAGATTTGAGACTGTAGATGTGCATGTAACGATGGTTGAAGAATGGTTAGACCAGAACCCCAGTAGAGTATTCACACTGTCAGAAATGATAGATGAGGTTTACACTGAGGAGGTGGAGACAGATGCAGGGTCTGTTGTAAAAAGACACAAATCAGTCAGACCAAAATCATACTTAAGGTGGTATAGTGGTGCATTGAAAAATCTAGGTGTGACAATGATGAATGATGGTAAACAGTGCAGATACAGAGGTGTCAGAGGTAGATGGTATGTAGCCCCTGAACGTGTAAATGATGGTGTAGTCATTCCATCACACATTGAGATAAATGGTCAGATAACAGATGTTGAAATACGTTTCTATGATGACACAGGCAAACCATATCAGATACGTGAAATAGGGTGTGACTGGGTCAACATTGCAGACATGACAGATGACATGCAGCAGTACCTATATGACAAGTTTGATGGTGGGCATTTGCGATTCAATCCAAACACACAGAGGTTTGCACAGTGATTAAAGTAGATAAAGCAGAGTTCAAACGTTTAAAATGTAGGGGTATAGTTTCAGAAATGGCAGTACAGGAAACTGCAATCTGGAATCTAGACCTTTACAGTCATCTGACAGGTCATCAGGACTGTGAAAAGGTACTAATGACACGTGACATTAAACCATCAGACCCATTTGACATTCTGGGGTATGCAATCACAGACAACTATCTGCAAGGTTTCACAGTAGAGGTCAAAAGTGCAAAGAATGGTGGTAGATACCGTTCATTCTTTGCAGAACTCGTACAACTGGGGTCAATGTCATACAGTGAATACCTAGTATACCCACCTACCTACATGGTCTATGTAGATACAGAATCACAAATACATTTCTGGTATGATGGTCAGACATTTGCAGATGCAGTCAAATCACAGTGGGCAAATAGAATCTATAACAAACGTGGTACTGCAGCAGGTATCAGATTCAACATTGCAGACCCTGCATATGGTTATCTGTGGTCATTCAATCAGAGTAGAACTGACAGGGAAATATACGATACTAGACAGGATGAAATACAACACATGATGCAGGTACAAAAGAGTATGCCCACGTTAAAGGTTTGTGATGGATTACCTGACCTGACTGACCAAAATATGATATAGTCTAGACATGTCTACACTAGAATCACGTGCATCATTTGGTGACTGGGTCTATGACCAAATCACACCTGTATCTGTTACTGTATTACAACTGTCAGACTACAGTGGTGTGCACATCAGAACCCTGTACAGGATACTGAATGGTGAAACTGTATTACGTTTCTGTGATTGGTTATGGTTGGTTGAATGTGTAGCAGATATGACTGGTCAGGATATGACAGAAACAGTCACAGATGCAGCACTACACATGATGCACAACAGATAGGTATATAATGAGTTCAGAACCCTGTGCAGTCTGTGGGTGTATACCCTGTGACTGTTATGATTTATTTGGTGGTAACAATGGCAAAACAGAACATTTATATATCAGGTCGTGCAGCAAACAACAGAATAGAACGTGCAGTACCTCAGTTCATGGCAAAATTTGGAATGGAAAGAGAACAGGCAACTGCAACTGCAATCAGGTTAGAATCACTGGGCAGACTACAGGTGTCAGGCGAACCAATAAACAAACCAAAAGGTACAAGGGGTAAACCCATACCAGTTATGCCTGCAGCCCTACAGACAGTGTTTAATCTCATGAAGAGAGACAACACACCTAAGACTACACAGGTGACTACACCACCTGATACCACATACACAAATGCATTTGCTGCAGCAGCATCTATTCAACGTGCCACAAGTACACAGTCTACACGTTCAAATAGATTACGCAGCAGAGTTACCAGAGGTAGATGATGGACAGAGAAAAGACAGAGTGTTGTATCTTGTTTATCCTCATGATGACCCTTGCATATTTAGACTACAAAGGTGTGTTACCAAAGGTCAAACACACGTGCTATTTTTACAACACACGATGCATGCACAGGTGACACATGGCAAAACGTATAGACAAATCAAAACTCAAATGCAATAAACCACGACCTATCAAACCTAGTGAGACAGGCTATGGTGTAAAGAAACGTGTAGTAAAAGCCTGTAAAGGTGGTACAGAGAAACTGATAAAGTTTGGTAGTGCAGAGTACAGACATAACTACAGTGCACCTGCAAATGAAAACTTTAGAGCACGTATGCAATGTGACACAAAACCACCTGACAAACTGACTGCACGATACTGGGCATGTGAATCACTGTGGGCACGTAGGAAAAAACGAACATGAAAGTATCTATAGAGATGACAGGCAAGATACCATCAAAGAAAAATCAGATGATGATTTGTGGTAGACGTCTAGTCAAACATAGAGATGTCAGACAGTTTGAACTAGAACTACGTGCAAAGGCTCTGCAGGTGATGACCATTGCAGGACTGCAAGCAACAGACAAACCAGTAGAGTTACATCTATCTGTGACGTTTGGTGATAGACGTAGACGTGATGTACAGAACTGTTTTGGGTCTGTCTGTGATGCCTTGAATGATACTGTCTATGTAGATGACAGTCAGATACAAAACATCTCTGCATCTAAGCAGTACACAAAAGGGATATGGTGTTATACTATTATTGTGAAAACAATAAATACAAAGGGGTAACACTATGGGCAGACCTAGAAAGGTTTTGAAACCATCACCAGACATGTCATCATTTGGTATCTGGTTAGTAGTAGAGATGAACCGTGCAAATATCACCATACTAGACATTGTAAACAATGTAGGTATATCGTATTCAGTTATCTATTCATGGATACGTGGGGATAGTACACCACGTATATTAAACCTGATAGAGGTTTGTGAACTGTTGTCATGGGAAACAAACAAACGACCATATGACCTGATGTCAGATGCTATCTGTAAGTTTCCAGAAGCAGTCTATGCACATAAACGATGGTTTAAACGCAATCGCAGCAACATCAGAGAAAAGAAAATAGTACATGGTTTACGGTTTCTACCATATGACAAGACACTAGAACTAGACCGTGCAGAGGGTCTACAGTTACCCACAGATGACACAGATGCCACCACTACACAGGACTGTGTGATAGAATCAAATGATGGGGTGACCTACACTGACA